AATCAGATAAATGTTAATGTTGTCAATAAGACAATAACTAATTTCTCCGCAAGCGGTGATACAAAGTTTGGAGCCGAGACAACTAACATACATCGGTTCACCGGCTCTGTAAACATTGGCGGTGCTCTTTCTGCTTCAGGCGATATATATGCAGAGTACCCCACCGCTTTTCCTCTGCCCCATGGGGGAACACCAGCTTTTAGAATAAGCGGCGATGTAGAAATAACAGGCACGATTAAAAACACAGACTTTGTTTCAAGCTCCGGCGAGGTTTACGGCGTTGGATTGAGAACAAGCGATAATGTAAGCGCCACAGGCACAATAACCAACTCATCGTTTATATCCAGTTCTGGAGAGATCTTTTCTGCTGGAGGTCTTAGGAATAGTGGCACAGGCAATAGTGATATTGCTTTCTCAGGCACGCTTAATAATAAATCGTTTATATCCTCATCTGGTGAGACATTTGCGGTAGGTGGACTCAGGGCTAGTGGAACTTTGGCTGCGGAAGACCTGCTGGATCCGCCAATATCGGGACTACATGTCTCAGGTAACACTGATTTCAAACACTCAAAAGCTGCTACTGACTACGCAAGTATTTCTGGCACGTTTGAGATAACTGGGGCAGCGGATTCATTAATAGTATTACACACCCAGGACACCGATACATTAAAAGAAATTGCATTTAAAAAAGCTGGAACCATCCAATCGTCATTTGGCATTGATAGCGATGAGCATGTTTTTATCGAGAATGAAAGCACAAAAGATATTATTCTAAGAACGAATAATCAGAACACAATTAGAATATTTGGCAACCAACAAGCAGTAGAAATAAATGGCTCTGGTGTTACTGCTAATGCGACTCTTGATATCAATGGTGATACCACCATTACTGGATCCTTAACGGTTAGTGGGACAGTATCTTTTGGTAGTACACTAAGCAACGACGTTTTATTTGTGTCTAGCTCGCTGACTGCCTCCAAGGGTATGTCAATTCAAGAAAACTCATTCTTGCCTACAGGCAAAAAGCTGTTTTTTACTGGGAGCGCTCTCCATGCTTCTGCATCATTTATGCACTTCGATGACGGACCCCTTATCATATCAGGATCTGGCGTTAACGGAACAACTATACTTGGTTCCAAGATCTTGCTTGATCATACCAACCAAGAGACCGGGTTTCCACCCGCTGACGAGAAAGGAATTGTGGTATCAGGAGCCGTTGGCGGACCAGGCAGTTATCTTGGCATAAATGACGCGGGTCAAATTATTCTTACCAGCGCAGTACCACAATTACCCGGATCAGATAGGGATATTCTGTTTAACAACGATGGTGTGATGTCTGCCTCTGCCAATTTGACAATAGATTATGATGATAGTGAGTTATCACATGTCGGCACATTTGAAATTAAAAGTGGTTCATCCCCCGCCTCCGCTCCAATAGTTTTTGAAGTTGATGGAGAAGATGGCATTATCGGTGGTCGAACAAGAGGAAAATTCTATCATGTACATTCTTTAAACTTTAGTATCACAAGTAATGCACAATCAAATAAAGGTCGCTTTGTTGGCTTTCCTCCAATCCGGGGGGGCTCTGGAACCGGCGCTGGTGTAGATCCTTATTATGACGGAGCAATGACATGGAACAGATCAATACTTAATCCATCGTCTGGAAGAGTTATAATGCTTATGTGGAGATTTGAAGGTAACTATGACGCTGTACAGGCTTTGGCCTTCCCGCCTCGCTTCTTTATGCGAGCAGGTTCAATATTGGGGAATGGAATTAACGGCAACAGCTTTACTGCGATTCAGGACGCTAACGGCACCAGTGCCATTAGCTCTGTAACTGCCAGTGCTCATCCGGGTCAAGGTGTCGTTGGAGGAATAGATTTTCGAACAGGAGTTGGTGCTCTCACGGGACACGCCAATATTACTGGCAGTTGGGCTTTTGGCACTGGCTCTATGATTAACCTACATGCTCAATTGGGAAATGGCTCCAATGCTTTCGGGGACGCCTTTTTAACTATCGTGTGTGAATATGATCATTTAGACGAGTATGTAAGTGGTTCAGGTAACTAATTAATATGACAAATTATAAAGGTAATTTTCTAAATGGGTGATTTTGGCTGGGAATATATTGATGTCGATTCCTTAACTTCGGCAAGTGGACCTACAGGGTCTGTAATGTATAGGGTTGGTGACATGGGATCCAAGTCTGCAATTAGCGGATCGGACAACCTTATGTTTCATACCGCATCTAATCTTTTTGCGATTACTGGTAATGTTGAAATCTCCGGCACTTTAACTGCAAATCAATACAATATTAATGTTGTTGATAAAACGGTAACAAATATATCATCAAGCGGTGATACAATCTTTGGCGACACTTCAGACGACATACACCAATTTACAGGTTCGGTTTATGTTAAGGGGAATGTGTCCTCTTCGGCAGACCTTTTTGGAACATCTCTAAGAACAAGTGGTCAATTAGCCGCCACAGGTTCAATTTTCAACAAGTCCTTCATTTCTTCGTCTGGAGAAGTATTTGCAGCCGGTGGTTTAAGAACTTCTGGTAACGCAGCAATCAGCGGAACAATAAGTAATGGCTCTTTTATCTCAAGCTCAGGAGAAATCTTTGGAGCAAGCATAAGAACAAGTGGAGATGTAAATGTTTCTGGCGCTGTAAAGACTCCATCGTTTATATCGTCCTCCGGTGAGGTTTTTGCTGGAGGCGGTCTAAGAACAAGTGGAGATCTTGCAGTTTCTGGCACCACCGATTTCAAAGGCATTGTAAAAATAACAGGAAGCCTTGAGCTTACAGGTTCGGGGCAATCCCTTCTTGTGTTAAACACACAAGATACCGACACGCTAAAAGAAATTGTTTTTAAGAAAGCGGGATCAGCCGCAGCAGCAATTCAGATCAACTCTTCCGAGCATCTGTTTATTGAAAACGAAAATACAAAAGATATTGTTCTTAGGACAAACAATCAAAATACCTTAAGAGTATATGGTGCAAACCAAAGAGTGGGCATTAACCAAGTAGGTCCGCCTTCGGGCACACTTGATGTCAACGGCGATACCGTTGTTACTGGCTCTTTTACTGTAAGTGGTTCCGTTTCTCTTGGTAACACCTTAAGTAATGATGTTATCTTTGTATCTGGTGCGTTAACAGCATCTAAGGGAATTGAGCTTCATGAGCACTCATTTGTCAGATCCGATAAAAACTTGGTGTTTGGAAGCTTAGGCGAGTCAATCCTTCAATACAACTCGGCACAGAACGCATTAATTATATCCGGCTCCCACGCAGGCGGTATCGCACTTTCAGGTTCAAAGATCACAATTGATGTTGCTGGTGGTGCCGTCGTATCGGGAGCCTTGGGTGGTCCTGGCAGTTATCTTGGTCTTGCCGCTGGCACAAATGCAATTATATTAACATCGTCAGCAGTTATCCCAGGTGGAAACGACACACATATCCAGTTTAATAAAGATGGTGTGTTCTCTGGATCTGATAATTTACAATTTGACTATGATGACAATGAGCTATCTCTTTGTGGAACTTTTGAAGTTAAAAGTGGTTCGTCCCCTGCATCTGCCCCAACCGTGCTCGAAGTGGACGGAGAAGATGGTCAAATCGGCGGTGCTATCCGTGGCAAAATTGCACAAGTCTGGTCTTGCAATTTTAATGTGACCAGCACCTCACACGCCTCTGCCGGTCGATTTGTCGGCTTACCTCAAAATTCGAAGGGTGCGGTTGGAACGGGCGTCACTAATAATACGGCTATCTTGATGCCGTTTGCTGGAAGAATCACAAAAATTATGTATCGCTTTCCAGGTACCTATGATGCTGACGCAGCAAATCGCCCACAATGGCAATTGGAAGTAGCAGACATTGAACAGAACGGCACCGCCGCTAACTCAACAACACGAGTGATTCATCAAGCCACAGCCAGCTTGGCTTCTGGCGCTGATGTTGTCGGAGGCATTGAAGTATATCAAAATGCTTTCCAAGTTACAGGCTCTTGGGCTTGGGCAACTGGGTCTCTTATTGCATTAAAATCTATCATCCCCGGCGGTACCGCTTATCCCGGTAATGCTCACCTAACACTGCTTATAGAGTTTGATCATCTTCAGCCATATGTCAGTGGATCGGGTAACTAATAAGATTTCAGGCATTTCGTGAAATAATATACTATTTATATTTGACCAATTTTATTTTATGGAGTGTCTATCTATGTCTACTTTGTTAGAACAAGCAATCGTTGATGCGGAAGCATTAAAAGAAGCTGCTATTAAGAACGCCGAAGCAGCGATTATTGAAAAATACTCCTCAGAAGTCAGGGATGCCGTCAACTCTCTTTTAGAGCAGGAAGAGGACATCTTTGGAGAAGAGGAAGAAGAAAGCGCAGTAATGGAAGAAGTTCCCTACGCTGTTGAAGAAGGTGATGAGCCTATTATGGTTCGTTTGGACCTTGAAGCCCTTGAGCGTGCTTTATCCGAGGAGGAAGAACCCGTTGAGGAATCTCACGAAGACCTCGCTGATACCCTCGAAGAAGAAATCGAGGAAGCACTTGAAACCGAAGGGGAAGAGACCGATCTTGATGAAGAGATTGAGCTTGACGAGGAAATTCTTGACGCCATTGCTGAAGAACTTAAAGTAGACGTGGGTATCCCAGACCAAGGTTTGGGAGGACGCTCAACCCCTACTGATCGTAATCTTGAAGGACAGAAGGTGACACTCGCCGCCCTTCAGGACGATGAACTTGCCGAAGAACATGAGGCTCTCCAAAAAGCACGAGAAGAAGCAGGCATGTATCTCAGCGAGAACACGGAACTCAAAGAAGAAGCTTCCGGTTTACAGAAAACAATTTTACATCTTAAGGGGCGCTTGGAAGAAGTTAATCTTTCAAACGCTCGTTTATTATACACGAATCGGGTGTTAAATAGCACCTCCTTGAATGAGCGACAAAAAACAAGAATTGTCGAGTCTATTTCAAATGCCGATTCTGTTGAAGAGGCGAAGGTAATTTATGAAACCCTTCAAAGCGCAGTGGGAGATGAACAAAAATCTTCTCCACAATCACTTCGTGAAGCAGTTGAAAGACCATCGTCAACCCTTCCTCGCAGGAGGAAGACCAACGCCCAAAATTCACATTTCAATAGAATGAGGGCTTTAGCAGGCATAAAAGGAGAAAATAAATAATGTCCGTTCTTGATAAACTAACCGAGGGCATTGTCAACCGTGACCTTTCACAAGAAGGTGCTGCTCTTCTCAATAAATGGGAAAAGACAGGACTTCTTGAAGGACTCGGCAATGACCGCACTCGTAATAGCATGGCTCGTCTTTTAGAGAACCAAGCTAGGGAGCTTCTTCGTGAAACTTCCGCAATGGCATCTGGCGATGTCGAAGGATTTGCAGCAGTTGCATTTCCAATTGTCCGTCGTGTATTCGGCGGCTTGATCGCAAACGATCTCGTTTCCGTTCAACCAATGAGTCTCCCCAGTGGACTCATTTTCTTCCTTGATTTTACCGTTTCTAACGATACTGGTAGAAAACTTGGATATGAATCAGGTGAATCACTTTATGGTGGAGGCGCTGTAGGTGCCCAAATCACAGGTGGTGTTAGCCTTTCCGGCGATAGTGCAGAGGATTCTTTCTATGCATTAAACAATGGTTATGCTTCCCCTACTGGTTCTACCGCAATCGCTGCTGGCGAGATGATTCTTTCTGGTACATTCGGAGGAACTTCCTTCGTCCGTGTTCCAGGTGGTGCAGATGCAGCAGCAGCCGCAGGACTTCTTGACAGACTTGTTCGCTATGACCCAGCGTTCACTTCTGGATCAACAAAACTTGCAGTTCTTAAAGTAGCGGTACCTTCACAACTCAACAAAGATGATCTCATCGCCGCTGAGTTGTTGACACACGCTGGTGTGGCAATTACTGGTTCTGAGGGACTTCATGTCCGTCGCTTGAATCAGTATTCTGGTTCCGTTGCTAACAATGGTATCTTTGGTGCTGGTGATGCTAAGGATCATATTCTCTTAGTTATCTCTTCCGATACCAGGACAGTTGCACAATTGTCCGCATCCTTCTCGCACTCACCTACAAAACTTGAGTTTGCATTAGCTGATAACTTTAGCGCTGGCGTTCCTGCCGGTTCCGTTATTGGTGCAGACCTTTGGGGTGCAGAGCAAGCCGGATTGGCTGTTAGTGCAACCGCAGGCGTTATTCCAGAAATCGACATCAAGGTTGATTCTGTGAGTATCACTGCTATCACCAAAAAGCTCAAGGCTAAGTGGACACCTGAGTTGGGGCAAGACCTCAACGCATACCACAACCTTGACGCAGAGGTTGAGCTTACTTCTATTCTTTCTGAGCAAATTGCTCTTGAGATTGATAAAGAGATTCTCGAAGACCTCGTTAAAGGTGCTACCGCTGGTAGATATTACTGGTCACGTCACGCTGGTAAGTTTGTAAACAGGCTTACTGGACAGGAAGTTGGTGCAACCACAGCAACTCCAGACTTCACTGGTACTGTTTCCGAATGGTACGAGACCCTCGTTGAAACCATCAACGATGTGTCTGCACAAATCCACCGCAAGACTCTTCGCGGCGGAGCTAACTTCATCGTCGTTGGACCTGAAGTTGCTAACGTCCTTGAGTTCACCGCTGGATTCCGTGCTTCCGTAACTGCTGATGCAGATCGCGGAACCGTTGGCGCTGTTAAGGTTGGCGCACTTTCCAAGAAGTGGGATGTCTATGTTGACCCCTATTTCCCCCGTAATGTGATCCTCGTTGGTCGCAAGGGTGGATCCTTCTTAGAGAGTGGATACGTCTATGCACCTTACGTGCCATTACAGGTCACTCCTACTATCTTCGGAACCGAAGACTTCGTACCTCGCAAGGGTGTGATGACTCGCTACGGCAAGAAGATGGTACGTCCTGACATGTACGGACTCGTCATCGTTGTTGATCTCGTTTAATACGATTAATCAACTCGTAGAATAAAAGAATTCCCTCGTCAAGCAATTGGCGGGGGTTTTCTTTATGCCGTCAACTATTTAATGAGAGGAGACCTATAATTAATGGCAATACCCACTTTAACTCCAGTCAGCCAAGTTAGTGCTGTCGTCTTACCACGAACTGGATCTGCATCTGATGTAACATTACAAACACCGATTGGTGTATACGATACATCAACAGACTTTTTATCAGGTGCTTCAGATCAAATAAATTACACATATCAGAAACTCGGTGGAGATATCTTAGATATCGAGCTAACTACGGGTAGCGTTTATGCCGCCTACGAAGAAGCAGTGTTAGAATATTCTTATATTGTTAACATGCATCAGTCCAAAAATATCCTTTCAGATATTCTTGGTATGACCACGGGCACTTTTGATCACGACGGCGAACTAAAAGAAGGTCAGCTTTCATCAAGTTTGAGCGGTACGCACATTGCCTTAAAATATCCAAAAGTCACTTTCGCCTTAAATCAGAAATATGGTGATGCCATCTCGACCCAAATCGGCATCGGCGGAGTGACAACAATTTATTCTGGCTCTTTCGCTCCAGTAAGGGATGTACAGGATTATGATTTAGGGGCAATTATTTTAAGCGCCTCAAACCATAATGTTGATAAAGCAACTGGAGATCCTGTTCCCTATAGTGGTTTGGTAAGCGGAAAGAGAGTTATTGTTGACAAAGTATACTATAAAAGCCCACACGCTATGTGGAGATTCTTTGGTTATTACGGCGGATTGAATACGGTTGGTAACTTGGCTAACTATGGTCAGTACGCAGATGATTCAACTTTTCAGTTGATCCCAGTATGGCAGAACAAGGCACAGGCAATGGAGTTTGAAGATGCGATCTACACAAGAAACTCGCATTACTCATTTCAGTTAGACAATAATAAGTTAAGACTTTTCCCAGTCCCAGTGAGCCCTGGGAGCGTAACACCGGAATATTATCACTTTGATTTTAGAATTGTTGAAGACGCTTGGACAGAAACTTCTGGTTCCATGTCTGGTATTGAGGGCATTAACAACATGAATACGATTCCATTTGCAAATATTCCATACGCTAATATAAACTCTATTGGAAAGCAGTGGATTCGTCGTTTTACTCTTGCCCTTTCAAAAGAAACACTCGGACAGGTTCGCTCTAAGTTTGCCACAGTGCCAATCCCAGGCGAATCTGTGACACTTAACGGAACAGCACTAATCAGTGAAGCACGAGACGAACAATCAAGTCTCCGCGATGAATTAAAAGATGTATTAGATCAGTTGACCTATCAGGCACTTTCTGCTAAGGATTCAGAGATTAGTGACAATGTTAACAATCTCAGTCAGAAGATTCCAGCAGGCGTTTTCGTAGGGTAAAGGGGATAGATGGCAGACGACGAAAAATGGAGACAGCCAGCACAGCCACCGCCCCCGCTGTTCCTTGGTGAAAAAGAACGCAACCTTGTTAAGCAAGTTAATGACGAGCTTATTGAGAGGGTCATAGGACAGCAAGTTGTCTATTATCCGATTGACGATTCAATCACACAATATAACAATCTTTATGGCGAGGCTATAGAAAAAACTTTCCTACCCCCAGTTCGTGTCTACGCCCTTGTAGATTATCAAAGCACAGAAACAAAAGCAGACACAGTTGCTGGTATGGACAAGTCCAATACAATTACGATACATTTCCACAAAAGAAGATTGATTGAAGATCAAGACCTTTATGTCCGTGAGGGCGACTTTGTTTTATATGGCGATTATTATTACGAGATTGTAAGCACTGAATGGGCAAGACAATTGTTTGGGCAGATTGATCACACATTTGAAATTGTAGCCACAGCATATTACTCAAGAGAGGGACTATTCGATGCCACCTAAAAAATATAATAGAAATGAAGTATTGTTTGATCCAAAGTCAGAGGAGCAGCACATCGCCCCGCTGAAAGAATTAGAACTTCAGCCCTCAACAATTGAAACAATTGACCGAGCGCTCTTTGAGTTTATTGATGATGAACTTGATATTTTCTGCACAACGAATAAAGGGTTTAAAAAAGTTCCTTTTATTTGGGCAGGTGCCGAACGAGCTTTTCAAATTAAGCACAACAGAGAACTGCGTGATGTAAACGGCTGGCTTATCTATCCAATTATGAGTATAGAGCGTACTGGTATCTCTAAGAACTTAGCAGAGCGCGGCGCTTATTACGCCGCCGCACAGAACCTTGGTGACAACAAAGGTGGCTCTATGACAATTGCAAGAACTATCAAACAAGATAAAACCGCCAACTTTGCTAACGCTGATTCAAAAAGATTAGCGCATAATGTGGCAGGAACAGGTCAGAATAACTTTCCACGAAAGAATGATAAAGTAGTATATGAAACAATTACGGTCCCAATCCCCGTCTATCTTGAGGTCAACTATACCTTAACAGTGATGGCAGAGTATCAACAACAAGTTAATGAAATTATCACGCCTTTCATGACAAGAACTGGTGCGATTAATTATACAGTTGTAGAAAAGGATAATCATCGTTTTGAGGTATTTATTGACTCCGATTACACACTAAATAACAACGCATCCTCGCTACTTGAAGATGCCCGAGGATACGAGACTCAAATTAACTTTAGAGTCCTCGGCTACATTATGGGAGCCGACAAAAATGAAGAGCGTCCAAAGATTGTACGCAGAGAAAATGCCGTTGAGGTTAAGATTCCAAGAGAGCATGTAATTCTTGGTGATATACCTGAGCATCTCCATGTCAGCGGCAATGTTCCTTTTTATCGGTCATAAAGTTATATTTAGGACTTTCACCTTTTTATTAACTATTTATTATCGATAATCAGAATATTTTTTATTCATAAGATATTGAAGAGCGACAAGGAGATACTTCATAATGTCAGTTAAATCTTTCAAGTTTATTTCACCCGGTATTTTCATCAATGAAATTGACAATTCACAATTACCCGCCCTCCCAGATGAGGTCGGTCCAGTAGTTATTGGTAGAACACAGCGAGGACCAGGAATGCGTCCTGTTAAAGTCAACTCTTTTTCAGAGTATGTACAGGTTTTTGGTAATCCAATTCCTGGCGGTTCTGGCGATGATGTATGGCGTAATGGTAATTATACTGCACCTACCTATGCTGCATATGCAGCACAAGCTTACTTGCGTAATAGCAGTGCTTTAACTGTTGTTCGTCTCCTTGGTGGACAGAGTTCACAAGTTGCTGACGGCGGCGCGGGTGAAGCAGGCTGGCAGGTTTCTGGATCTAACGATTTAGACCCAGGCGTCAACGGCGGCGCATATGGACTTTTCCTTTTCCCATCTGCCTCCGCTGTCACACCTGTTACTGGTGTTCTTGCTGCTCAGTGGTATCTTAACGAGGGCTCGATTGAGCTTTCAGGTACAGTTCGAGCAAGCACTACAATTGCGACTGGCTCTGCTGTTTTATTCAAGGATTTAAGTTCTTCTGGAGTTGCTGGAGCAGCTACGGTTGAATACAAAGTTCTCATTAAGGATAAAGATGGAACTCTTGTTAAAGAAACTGCTTTTGACTTTACACGCTCAAGCTCTAAGTATCTTCGCAAGGTGTTTAATACAAATCCAACACTTATTAATTCTGCAATTACTAGAACAGCACAAGCAGAAACTTACTGGCTTGGACCAAGTTATGAAAGAGAGGTTGCCGATAATATTACAGGCGCATCTCATGCAGTTATCCTTGGCTTAGATAGCGGTTCTAACAACGCGGCTAATTTCCGCTTTGGATTTAGAGCAGCACAATCGCCTTGGATTATTTCCCAGGATCTTCAATCCGCGTATGCTGGATTCGTTGCCGACTCTATGACAAAGTTGTTTAAGTTTCATACGCTTGACTCTGGTGATGATCAGCAAAGAAGAGTTAAAGTTTCTATTACAGATGTTAAGGCATCTTCAAACGAAATTGATCCTTATGGTTCCTTCTCTGTCGAGGTCCGCGATGTTAAAGACAATGACAATGCACCCGTTGTATTAGAAAGATATAGTTCTGTAAACTTGAACCCTAACCATCCTAAATACATTGCAAGAGTTATTGGTGATCAGCACATTGTTTGGGATGATCAAGAGCGTCGTTACCGCACTTATGGAAACTTTGTAAATCAATCCTCCGTCATTCGCGTTGAGATGAATGAGGATGTTGATGCAGCCGCTACTGATGCAAGGCTCTTGCCATTCGGTTCATTCGGTCCTATCCGATTTAAGAACTGGGGCAAAACTTCAGCACCAATTCTTTCCAGCAGTGATACTCCGCCTGACACTTATGTCACAGGTGCATCCGGTATCGCACATCCATTTAGACACGGAGCTTTAAACCCATTCTGGTTTGTTGAGGCTGGAATTACAACACAAGGTCGCTTTACAGGAACCGTTGACTATCCAGCATTGCCTTTGAGAGTTAGCTCTTCCGATGGCGACATCGCAGATCCAACGAATGCCTACTTTGGTATCGACAGTACACAAAACGGAAACAATCGTTTTGAAAGCAGTTACATTGATATTGTTAGAGCCCTTCCAAATTCTGCCAACAGTTTCACCGTTGGTGCTGGAACAGAATTCTCTTATGTGTTTACTTTAGATGACCTAAAGTCTTCTAATAGTGGAGACACAGGTGAAATCGCTGTTTATAGTTCTGGTTCTCGTAACGCAGGAACTTCTTTCTCTGCTGTTAGTGGAACTTACGAGCAAGTTCTTGACATGGGCTACGACCGATTTACCGTTCCTCTTGTTGGAGGATTTGATGGTCTTGATGTCAGAGACAAAGAACCATTCAACAATACGGACCTCGATGGTGGATCCGATACATCAAACTACGCTTACTATAGTGTACGACGTGCTATTGACACTATTGCAGATCCAGAAAACGTCGAGATGAACATCTTAACATTGCCCGGTATTTTCAATTCTGCATTAACCTCTAAGGTTCTTGAAATTTGTGAAAACAGAGGTGATGCCCTTGGTATTATCGACATTGATAGTGGGTATAAACCACAGACTGAAAACACAAGCACACAACAGCAGAATGCAGGTACTGTAGCGACCGCAGTTTCTAACTTGAGTGCAAGACAGCTTAACTCTAGTTACGGAGCTTGCTACTACCCTTGGGTCCAGATCCAAGACACAATTAGTGATTCGCTTGTGTTTGTGCCACCTTCAGTTGTCGCTCTTGGAACATACTCCAGCGCACAACGTAATTCTGAGCTTTGGTTTGCTCCCGCAGGTTTCACTCGCGGCGGCTTAACTGAGGGTTCCGCAGGATTGCCAGTCATTCAAACTCGCGCTCGTTTAACTTCCAAGGAGCGCGACAAGCTTTACGAAGCAAACATTAATCCAATTGCTACATTCCCAGCAGAGGGTATCGTAATCTTTGGTCAAAAGACCCTTCAGGTTACTCCTTCTGCACTTGATAGAATTAATGTCCGCCGACTCATGATCTTCTTAAAGAGAGAAATTTCAAGAATCGCTGCAACAACATTGTTCGATCAAAATGTCCAAGCAACTTGGAACAGATTCACCTCAAGGGCAGAAAAGCTGCTCCGCAGCGTTCAGTCTCGACTGGGCTTAACAGACTTCAAGATTGTCCTTGATAGCACTACAACAACCCCAGAGTTAGTTGACAGAAATATCTTGTACGCCAAGATCTTCTTGAAGCCAGCCAGAGCTATTGAATATATTGCTATCGATTTTGTTATTACAAATTCAGGCGCAGGTTTTGAGGATTAATAAAAATGAGCACTATATATTATAAACAGGAGACATATAAATAATGCCAGTACAAAAAAACAACTTTTGGTTAAATCCCACATTTGAACCGAAAAGACAATTTAGATTCTTAGTACAAATGAGTATTGGTGGACAGGATATGACGTTCCTCGCAAAGTCTGCTGGTCGTCCAAACTATTCTATTAGTGAAAATCCTCATCAGTTCTTTAACCACACTTTTTATTACCCAGGTCGTGTTACTTGGGAAACTGTGGACATTACTCTTGTAGATCCTGTTCAACCTAATGGTGCAGAACTTCTTTATGAGTATTTAGGAAAAATCGGTGTCCAAGTTCCTGTTAGTTTTAACACTGCTGTCGGCACCACAATTACTAAGGACTCTGCCACTTCAGGTCTTGGTGATATTAAGATTCAAGAAATTGCAACTCCTGCCGGTGGAGGCAACACATCAGTAATCGAGGGTGAATGGAAATTAATTAATGCTTTCTTTACATCTGTTAACTTTGGCGATCACTCCTATGACTCTGAAGACATGGTTGAAATTTCTTTAACCGTCCGATATGACTGGGCTGAGTACAGCACCCAAAACAGAGGAAGTCAATTAAATCCAGAGACACCTCTTGTACGCACTCCATAGTAAATAATTTTATTAAAAACTATTTAAAATATAAGCACAGATAAGTTATAATGTGCATAGACTATTTTAAAAGAGGTGTAAATGTCTAGAAATAAGCAGCGAACTGCTGCTGCCACGGATGCTACTGCTGCAACGACAGCGCCAGCAACACCGGCAGCGCCAGCTACGCTTTCGTATGTAACTCCAACTGAATTTGTCGAGCTTCCGTCTCGTGGCAAGTTTTATCCACCTGATCATCCCCTTCATAACAAAGAAGTGATTGAGATGAGGTTTATGACAGCAAAGGATGAAGACATTCTAACTTCACCAGCTTTGCTTCGTAATGGCTTGGCTATTGACAGGTTGATTGAAAACTTGATTGTTGAGACTAGTGTTAATGTCAATGACTTGTTGCTTGGTGATAAGAATGCTGTTATTCTCGCTGCTAGAATTTCTGGCTATGGCGAGCAATATAATGTAAATGTCACTTGTCCCAATTGTGAGGCTTCAATTGAGCATCAGTTTGATTTGTCTGAAATCCCACATCAAAATGGAACAATACCCGAGGACGATAATGAAAATGTTTATCTGACTCCTGAAGGCACATTTGTAGCAAAGCTGCCAAAGTCTCAGTTTTCTGTTGAATTCAAATTGCTTACTGGACAAGATGAAGAGTATCTTGAAAAGGTCGCACTAAAAACTAAAAAGCTCAACCTACCTGAAGCATCAGCCACTAACTTGTTAAAGCGTCTTGTAGTTTCTGTTAACGATGTCAATGTGACTTCAGAGATTAACAATTTTATTGATAATATGCCAGCACAAGACGCACGTTTTCTTAGAGCATGTGTACAGGTAGTGACCCCCAATGTTGATATGACACAAGAGGTTAATTGTTCGTCTTGCGGAACGACATCCGAAATGGCGGTGCCGTTCACTTCGGAGTTTTTTTGGCCTAACTGATAACTATATGGCTAATGTATACGAGCAGTTTTTCTTTTTAAAAATGCATGGAGGATGGAGCTTTATCGAAGCATACAACCTTCCAATAAGGTTGCGTGAATGGTTTGTACAAAGATTGTCAGATCATTTTGAACAAGAGAACAAAGAGTATGAAAAAGCCAAAAAGAAAGCAAGATAATAAAAACGGGCATTTATTGCCCGTTTCTTTTTTTGTGAAACTATTTATAAGAGATAAGTATACTTGGAGGTTTCTATAATGAATGAACCAAACGATTTGGTCCCGATTGAAATTAATTTAAATATGAAGAAAGAGGGACTTTTAAACGAGACTGGTCTTGCAGCCTTTGGTGGACAAATTAGATTGATGCTTCAAGGTATGTTCGGCGCAGGTGGCATGCCCCCCGTTAGAGTTAGGGGAAGCAGATCTGACGTAGGTTTATTTAAATCAGCACTGGCAGAAGAAGGAAAATATCTCTTAGCTATGAAAAAATATGGGCTCGATAATGAAAGAACCTATAGAAACAAGTCCTCTTTAGATAGGGCAATTAAAAATTTTGAAAGAGCCACAGGAATCAAGTGGCCATTTAGTTAGGGGGGTGATTAAATATGGCAGATTTTGAACTCGATCCCGCAGCGCTAAAAAAAGCCTTTGCAGCTTTAAAAAAACAAATCGAAGATTCGGCATACCTCCAAGACTTTGGTGATGAGCTTAGTGCTCTTGCAGATACACTCAATGACAGCACCAAGAGTGTTCAAGAAAAAAATGCAGCGTTCGATCAGCTTGCTGATTCAGTTCTTAAAGCCAAGAAAGAAATTCAAGGCTTTGAACAAGCTGCTACTAATTTTAATAATCAATTAGCGAACACATTTCAAGCCCTGACCGGAGTCACTGACGGCTCAGATACCCTTGCTGGTTCTTTCTTTAAAACACGCAAAGAGTTATCAAAATTAGAAAAAGGCTCGGATAAATATAATAAAGCTCTTGAAGCCCAAATAGAATCAATCAAGGAATATGTTGATAATCTTGATTTTGCAGCTTCCGCAGCCGGAGCCCTTCAAAAAAATACAAAAGAACTGCTCCTTGCCAACGATAATGCCACTTCTGGGTTTGCCCGCGCAACAGGCATGGGCAAGACTTTTAACAAGCAAATTTTGCAGATTGAGAAAAGCAATCGACGATTTGGTGTGACCGCTGACGACTCAGCCTCCGCATTACAGAATCTTGTAGAGGGTCTTTCTGGCTTTGGTTTAATGGGTGCGGAAGTGCAGAGTGTGCTTGCCGATGAGGTAGCACAATTAGAGCGTCTCGGAGTTTCTGCTTCTACTACTACGGGCGTGTTCCAAAGTCTAACAAGAACATTTGGAATGAACAAGGAGGGAGTTGAAAAAGTTACAGAAGAAGCGAGAGTGCTTGCTGGTGAACTTGGAATATCTGTTAATCAAGCAGTTGAAGGTCTCAATAAGGCACTGCCGCAATT